AGTTTGCTGCATCTTTGTGTGCTGCAATCAGACCTTCTTGTCTAGCTCTTTGTTCAATCTCCTCTACAGCATAGTTACGTTTAGCAATCGCTGACTGCTTTGCCATTTCCCATGCTTCTTTATCGTATTGATACTGGGCTTCTGTTGCTTCATTCTGTGTTTCAGCAGCACCTTCGGCTGCTCTCTGTTGCTTTCTTCCAGAATATAATTGTAAGCCAAGCCCTACTACCGGGGCTATAAATTGTAGCATTATGTTCTCCTGTAAAATCTAGGTGAGTATATTCCTTCCCACATCATAGAGTTTAGAGAGACAGGGAACGGTGAATCGTTAAATAACCGTAGTGTAAAGTTATCTGTTTTCTGGTGTATTGGTAGTGTAAATATAGCATGATCTACCACAGCAATATCATTAGCTAGATAGTTGTCAGCCATAACAACAGGGTTTAAGTTATACCACTCATCAAGATATATTAGTATCTTAACACCGTTACCGGGTGCAGAGCTGAATGTAATCTTAGGTAGTGCACCAGTTCTGTCAACTGTAAACGCTGTAGTTACCACGTTATCTAGTTTAACTCTGATCTGGTCATCATCTATATAGTTAATATCTTCGTTAATCCAAGTGTATACTGTAGTAGATCCGTCACCTGTATACTCTTTCTTACCCTGACGTATACCTTTAGACTTAAGTTTAAAACCCATAACTCCTGACAACCCTACAGCAAACTTCATACGAGCTATAGTAAGATTAGCAGAAAAGTCACTACGTTTCATTTCATCATCTATCTTATAGTATGTCTTAGGTAGTATTACGTCAAAGTCATACTTATATCCTACTATAACATCACTTGCTACACTTGTCAAGTTTTTAAATGGTACTTTAAAAAATGTTTGACCATTTCTAGCACCACCAGACTGAACTACACGTTCTGGAGATATAGTAAATCCAGATTCAATAAACTGACCTGTAGCTGTAGTACCTTTAATAACTATCACAGGTGTCAGGTTAGTAGCATCATTGTATGGTATAAAACATTTACTAAAGTTACCAGCTGTATCAAATTCTACGTGAGAAGATGTAGCATATAAGTCTATACATGGATTTAGCTTTTGACCATCATTGTTAACAATAATAGCGTCGTCAGGACTCTGACTCAAGCTAGCTTTGCTAAGTGTAAACTGTCCACCCTGTTTTGTAACAGCAAAAAATTCGTCAGAATCTGCTGCTATAGTTTGTACATTACCGGGTGCAAGCCAGTTAAACCATGTCTGTAGTTTTATATCTTTACCTTCTGCATACTGTCTAAAGAAATATATGTATCTTGTAGTCTGTCCTGAGAACGCAATAAACTGGTTCTGAGCACTTGAGATTAGTGTATCAACTGAAGATGGTATCCATTCGTTTACAACTCTACCAATGTCAGCTACCTGTGGGTTTTCGTTTTCTCCACGTGTAACCATAGCAAAGACACGAGTATAACTAGGTGTCTTACTAATAAAGTTAATTGTAGTACCAGTATCAACAGGGTCAATAATTGTATCCATCTCATAGTTAGCGATGGTACGTATCACTGTTTTAGCTGGTGTAAGTATACCGTCAGCAGCTCCCATCAGAAACTGTTGGTTAGCACTAAAGAGCACAAGACCCTGAGTAGATGGTATGACACTATGAAGTGCAACCGGCTTAACTGTACTAGCACTAAGATCAATAGGATCTGAGTCTGTAACTGTCTGTGCAGACGTGTGATACATGTTAAAGAAATCACCTGACTGACTCATAGATACAGTATCAGCAGATAAGAAACCTAGTCTGTTGTTATGAAAGAATGACTGAGTTATCTTGTTACCTATAAATGATGGGTGATCGTTAGTATTATCATCTCCTACAGCTCTAGCTACCCATGATATACGCTGTAATGTAAAGTTATTAACACTTGTATTTACTAGCTCATGTGGCATAGTAGAAGCATCTAGTCCTGTAGATGTACTAGGAGATAATGTTTCTTCGTAGTAACCGGGTCCAGATGTACCGTTGTTAGCTACATATTTTAAAAAGTATGATGATGTAAGTGCACCAGCGTTAACAACTTTAACTACGTGGTTATGTACTGTCTCACTAGGTAGCTCATCTAATGTAGCAACCTGATCTTGAAATGCGTTAGCTTGGTTTGCAAAAGGTCCACCTGTAACAGTAAGTGTAAATGATGAGTTACGTGTTAAACGTATATTATCTTTTAACTTAGTTGTAGTCAGTCCTGATACATTTAAGTTATCAATAGCTGTTTTAATTTTAGTTAGTGCATCATCATATGTATCATTATTATCTGTAGTTACACTAAAAGATTGACCAGCTACAGTACCACTATAAGTAGTATCTATTGATGTACCTGAGATTTTTATCGTACCCTGTCTGTTTGCGTTGAATGTAGGGTCAGCTGTCTTAGCTGCTGTAATTAATTTGTTAGTTAGAATTGACTTATCTTGTATAGTCAAGACATCATAGTCTGTTCTTGTTCCTGTAAGGTACGCCTGTGCCCCTGTACCGTACGTAATATTACATGCGGCAAAGGTCACAGCGTTCCATACTGCAATCGCTCCTGTAGAGCCTCCTGATGCTGGTGTGATGCACCCTATATATTTTTCATCATCGGTTCTAGATATAAAGAACCACTTAGAGTTGTCATATGTAGTGCCAGTACCTAGATTTCCTATGTGCTGAAACCCCGGTCTTT